GCGACATCGAGCCCTCGAAGCAGGGCCAGAAGGTGGGCGGCAAGCGCATCGCGAAGGACGTCGCGGCGCGATTCGACGAGCTCTTCCCCTTCGACGCGCTCCGGCAGCTGAAGCTGTGGGAGATCTTCATGGGCTTCTCGGTCGCCCAGATCCTCTGGAAGGCGAACGAGGACGCGAGCGAGTGGGTGCCGGAGCTCGAGCCGTGGCACCCGTGCTTCCTGCGGGTCGACTCGACGACGGGGAAGTACCTGGCGCAGACGATGAACGGAGAGGTCGAGGTGCTCGAGGGCACCGGCCAGTGGCTCCTCTACGCGCCGCACGGGCGGAAGAACGGGTGGCGCACGGGGGCCATCCGGAGCCTGGCGACGCCGTGGCTCGCGCGCGGCTACGCGTGGCGCGACTGGTGCGAGTGGAGCTCGACGTACTCGAAGGGCATCAAGAAGGTCTGGTACCCGCAGAACGCGGACGCCGCGAAGAAGCGCCGGTTCTTCGCCGAGGCGCGCGCGCTCGGCAGCGACGCGACGATCGGGCTCGAGAAGGGCGCGAACGAGAACGAGAACTACGACCTTGAGGTCATCTTCCCCGAGTCGAGCAACGCGTCCGCCGGCTTCGACGCGCTGATGTCGAAGGCGGAGTCGAAGATCGCCATCCGCGTGAACGGCCAGAACCTCACCACCGAGGTGAAGGGCGGCGCGTACGCGGCGGCGGTCGTCCACGAGAACGTCAAGAACAGCATCCTCCAGGGCGACTCCACGTCGATCGGCGAGTGCCTCGCGCGCGACGTGGTGAAGCCGTGGATCGGCTGGCACGACTACCCGGAGAAGACGAAGCCCCCCTCCATCCGGTGGGACACCGACCCGCCCGAGGACAAGAAGGCGAACGCCGACATGCTCGGCGCCGTCGGCGACGCCATCGCGAAGTTCGGCGCGGCGCAGGTCCCGGCCAGCGTGCCGAAAATCATGGAGCGGTTCGACATCCCGGTGGCGGACACGCCCGAGGAGATGCCGAAGGCGCCCATCCTTCCGCCGGCGCCTGGCGGGCCCAACGACGGGCCTCCCGGGCAGCACAAGGAGCCGAGCGCGAACGACGGCGAGGCGCCTGGCAGCACGCCGCCCCAGCGGCCGGGCGGGCAGCCTCCGCCACCTCGCCCCGGCCCCGCGCCGGTGGTGAACAGCCTCGCGCGCGCGAGCTCGGCGCCGCCTGAGGACGGCATCGACTACGCCGACAAGGTGGCAGAGCGCGCGGCGCTCTACGCCGGGGCGGCGCAGAAGCCCTACCTCGAGCGCGTGCTCGCAGGCATCCAGGAGGGCGAGACGTTCGAGGACGTGCGCAAGCGCGTGCTCGAGGCGTACCGCGCCCACAAGACCGACCCGCGCGTCGTCGAGGCGCTGCGGGCCAGCCACGTCATGACCACCGCGGCCGGCGTCTTCGACGTCGCCGAGAAGGCGAACGAGCAGCCATGAGCCACGATTCGTACGGCTTCTTCGCCTTCTACGCGGGCGTCCCCGGCGCCGACATCGACCTTCAGGCCGCGTCGGCGCAGGCCTCCGCCTCGACGGTCCCGCAGAACGCCGTGGCGCGCCCTGGGACCGCCTGCGCGGCGATCCGCTGCGGCACGGCGGGGAACCTCGTCCTCATCCCCGAGCGCGGCGGCGCGAGCGTATCGGTGCCGTTCGCCGCCGGCGAAACGGTGCGCCTGCGCGCCTCGAAGATCGTCGCCGCGGGCACGACGGCGGGAGCCGTCACCGTCTTCTGGAGCGAGTGACCGGTGGCGTCGATCGGGGCGCCCTTTGACCCGGTGGAGTTCGAAGAGGCGCTGGCGTGGTTCCGCGCGCGCACGCCGATGACGCGCGAGGAGTGGGACGCGCTCGACGAGAAGGCGCGGCAGGAGGCCTTCACCGTCTCCAACGTGGCCGACGCGCAGATCGTGGCCGACGTCTGGGCGAGCCTGGACCGCGCGATCTCGAACGGTGAGTCCCTCGAGGAGTGGAAGGCCTCGGTGAAGGACACGCTGCTCGCGGCGTGGCAGGGCGACGTCGCGAACCCGCCGTGGCGGATGGAGACCATCTTCCGGACGAACGGGCTGGCGGCGTTCAACGCGGGGCGGCTCCAGCAGATGAGCGACCCGCGCGTCATGCGCGACCGGCCCTACTGGATGTTCGACGGCGTCCGCGACGATCGCCAGACGGAGGTGTGCGAGCGCTGCGATGGCGTCGTGCTCCCCGCCGACCATCCGTGGTGGCGGACGCACTACCCGCTTCTGCACTTCAACTGCCGGTCGCAGATCCAGAACCTGACGAGCGACGAGGCGGCGGCGCACGGCATCCGCATCAGCCCGCCGAGCGTCGAGGCGATGCCCGGCTTCGGCGAGATGCCGGCGTTCACCGCAGCAGGCGCGTGGCGCCCCGACACGAGCGACCTCCCCGGGCCCATCGGGGACGTGCTGAAGACGCGGCTGCCGTCGACGGGGGGCACATGACAACGACGCTCTTCGAAAAGGGGGCACGTGTACTCCTCACGGTGGGACTCCGTTGGGCCCGCATCCAGACCGTCAACGGCGACGGGTCTTTCCTGGTGCAGTTGGAGTGGGATCGTTCTTACCGGACGTGCCGGAAATACGACTTCATCGAGACGGATGACCCGGACCTCAAGGGCCTAAGCAGCGCGCAGCGCTGGCGCGTCAGGTCAGCAAACGTCGACGTGCGCCTCTTCGCCGCATCAATTCGTGTGAGTTCCTAAGCAGGGAGCGACCATGCTGCTTTCCCACGTCTCCCTGATGAGCATTCCGCAGGCGCCGCCGCACCCGGGTTTCGGCGCGGAGCCGCCCTCGGAGTTCCGGATCTGGGCCTTCGGGGAGATCGAGACCACGAAGGGGACGTTCCTCTTCGACGAGGACGCGGCGACCTCCGTGATGGAGTCGTTCCGCGACTACGGCAACCGCCTCACCTTCGACTACGAGCACGCGGCGACGGACAGCAGCGCGCGCGCCGGTGACGGCAAGGCGGCCGGCTCGTTCCTGCTCGAGCTCCGCGCCGACGGGCTCTGGGCGGTCGACTGCCGCTGGACCACAGCGGCCGCGCAGGGGATCCGCGACCGCGAGTGGCTCTACTTCTCACCGACGTTCGAGATCGAGTCGAAGACCGGCCGGATCTTGAACGTCATCAACATCGCTCTGACCAACGTCCCCGCGACGAAACGCATGCGCCCGCTCGTGGCGGCGCACCAGGAGAGACCCATGAATGCAGCCGAGCGCGCGAAGAAGATGAAGGAGGCGCGCGAGCGCATGGCCCAGGCGAAGGCGGCGCAGGAAGCCGCGCTCGCCGAGATGGAGGGCCTCCTCGAGGAGCCCGCCAGCGCCGCGGAGGAGGCCCCCGAGGGCGAGACGCCGGCGGTCACCCCGCCGGTCGCCGAAACCCCCGCCGTCGAGGCGCCTGTGGCCCCTGTGGCGCCTCCTGTCGCCGCCGCGCCGCCCCCGGCCGTCGCTCCCCCCGCTGCCGCGCCTCTCCCGGTCGCTGCCTCGGCGATGGGCGCTGCGGCGCCGGCGGGCGTGCCGGTGATGTCCTCGGCCCACGAGATGGTCTTCAAGGTGGCCTGCCAGCTCACCGGGCAGACCGACCCGGCGATGGTCGCCGGCGCGCTCCGCGCGCTGAAGGAGACCGCAGACGAGGTACCCGCGCTGAAGAGCAGCGTGACGTCGCTCTCGACCGAGGTGAACGCCTCGAAGGTCTCGAAGATGGTCGACACGGCCATCCGCGAGATGAAGCTCGAGCCGGCGAAGAAGTCCTGGGCGCTCTCGCTCGGGATGAAGAACCCGAAGGAGCTCGAGGGCTACCTCGCGACGTGCAAGCCGATCGTGCGCACGTCCGAGACGAAGCACCAGGGCGACGCGTCCGCAGCGAAGGCGGCGGTCACGTCGCTCTCGAACGAGGCGATCGAGTTCGCGAACCGACTCGGCGTGACGCCGGACGCGGTGCTCGCGCAGAAGCAAGCGATGGAGGCTCGCCGGCAGCGTGCCGGCGTCACCTCGATGACCGAAGACGACGACGACTGAACCCGCCGTCGTGACGGGACCTCGAGGCGCGCGCCCACGACTGCAACCGGAGACCACCAATGGCCGATCTGAATCGCTCCCGCGACACCATCAAGTACAACGAGACCACGCTCCACCTGAACTACCCCGTGAAGGGTGGAGTCCACATCTACCCCGGCCTCATGGGCTTCATCGACAGCGCAGGCCGCGTCGTCGGCGCCAGCGCGCTCGGCGCGAAGGTCGCGGGCCGGATCACCGCCGAGGTGGACGCCACGAACTACACCGACGGGCAGCTGACGGTGAACCTCGAGGAGGGCATCTACTGGTTCGACAACTCGTCCGCGGGCGACCTCATCGCCGCGGCCGACGTCGGCAACACTTGCTACGTCGTGGACAACCACACCGTTGCGAAGACGAGCAACAGCAGCGCGCGCATCGCAGCTGGGCGAATCATCAACGTCGACCCCGTCATGGGCGTCGCCGTTCAGCTGAAGTCGATCACCCACACGACCTGATCACGCGCCACTCGCCTCGTCGCGCGACGGTCGCGCGCGGGCCCCCACAAGACTTCGCGCCCCTCTGGGAACGCCCTGCCCGGCCTCGCCGTGCGGGGCGTTTTCACGTGCGCCGCACGCCGACGGAGCCAATTCGATGATCATCAATCCCGCGAACCTCAACGCCCTCTTCACCACGTTCGATACGCGGTGGACAGCGCAGTACGCGGCGTTCAAGCCGCAGTCCTACTACCAGCGCCTGGCCATGACGATCCCGAGCAACAGCTCGATGAGCGTCTACTCGTGGCTCGCGCACCTGCCGCGCATGCGCGAGTGGCTCGGGCCGCGCATGATCCGGAACATCGGTCAGCACACGACCGCGCTGAAGAACAAGAAGTACGAGCTCACGATCGAAGTCGAGCGCGAGAAACTCGAGGACGACCAGTACGACCAGTACGGCATCTGGATGGACCAGGCCGCGTCGTCCGTCGCGAAGTGGCCCGACCAGCAGATCATCCCGCTCCTGATGGCGGGCAACACGGGCGCCTTCGGCACCGGCTTCGACGGGCAGAACTTCTTCGACACCGCGCACCCTGTCGATGGCATTCCCGGCTCGACGGGCTCGGGTACGCAGAGCAACTACTTCACGAACACGCCGCTCAACCCGTACAACTTCGGCATCGTCTCGACGTCGATGATGTCGATCGTGGGCGAGGACAACCAGAGCCTCGGCGTGGGCGCGAAGCTGCTCGTCGTCTCGCCGCAAAACGCGGTGATGGCGCGCACGATCGCGAACAGCCCCACCTTCGGCCAGAGCATCATCGACAACGGGTCAAGCGTCGCGCCGATCGCGAACCCGTACGTGGGCACCGTGCAGGTGCTCGTCATCCCCGAACTGTCGGCGCAGCCGACCGCCTGGTACGTCCTCGACGACTCGCAGCCGGTGAAGCCGCTCATCTGGCAGATCCGCAAGGAGCCGGAGTTCGTCTACCGGAACCAGCTCACCGACGAGCACGTCTTCAACTCGGACGCGTTCCTCTACGGCATCCGCGCGCGCGGCGCCGCGGGCTACGGGCTCTGGTTCCTCGCGGCGAAGGCCGTCGGCTGACCCTCCCCCGGGTCCACGCGGCCCGGCGACAAGCTGCCAACCCGAGGCTCGACGTGAGGTCTTGCGCGCCTGCGCGTAGGGCCTCGGGGTGGCTTTTCTTCTGACCTTTCAGCGCAACGGAACGAAGGATCTCATGTCCAAGAACGAAGAGCAGCAGAAGGCCGCGCAGCAGCAGATGGAGGAGCAGCAGGCTCGCCAGCAGGAGGAGCAGGCGCGCGCCGCTGCCGATGCGCAGAAGAGCCAGCAGTCCGACGCGCCGAAGGGCGCGCGGCGCGGCGAGACCGTCGTCCCGAAGCAGGCGCCCGCGCCGGAGCAGCCGCCGGAGGAGCAGAAGCAGAAGGTCCAGGTCCGCTCGATGACCGGCCAGGCGCGCGTCCGCGGCGGGCAGTCGCTCACCGGCGACTGGCAGGAGGTCGAGGTCACCGCGCAGCAGCTCGCCGAGCTCCGCGCCGACGACCAGGTGCAGGTCGCCCCCGCCGGCGTCGACCCGTCGCAGGCCGTCGCAGGCTCGGAAGGCCCGCGGAACGTCATGCACGCGGCGTTCGACCCCGCGCTCGCGGCCCTCCACCCCGACAAGATCAAGGCGATGGCCATGGGCGGCGCCGCCCAGCGCCCCGCGGACCAGCTCGCGCAGCAGCGCGCGCCTGGCCCGGGCAACCCCACCGCGCAGGGCGTGAACGCCGCCTCTGCAGGCCCGCAGGCGGGCATCGCGGGCGCCACGGAGGAGTCGAAGGGAACCCCCCCGGAGGAGTCCGGCACCCTCACGAACGAGCAGCTCGCCGCGCGGCGCGGCGCGCAGGGCAACGTCCTGCCGACGCCGTCGCAGCCGCCGCCGAAGAATCGCTGATCGCCCCACGCGTTCCGGAGGAAGCCCGCCATGGCCGTCTACGCCGACCTCGAGGACCTCTACGCCTTCGGCGCGCCGCAGTCGGCCTTCCGCGGCGTGCGCGAGGAGCAGCTCCAGGCGCAGCTCGACGTCGCGTCGAAGCGGGCGAACGCCTTCCTCCGGAACAACTGGACCCTCCCCCTCCAGCCCCTCAATCCGCCCCCGGCGATCGGGCAGCCCTACCCCGAGGAGCTCAAGGAGGCGGTCGCGAAGATCGCCGCCTACAACATCATGTCCGTCCGGGGCTACGACCCCGAGAAGGACAACGGCGCCCTCCGCGATCGCGCGAAGGAAGCGCTCCAGTGGCTCAAGGACGTCGGCGCGGGCGACATCACGCCCTCGGACTTCGTCGGGTCGCCGGCCGCCGTCGCAGACGTGGAAGCCACGACGGAAGGCTCGGCATCCGGCGGCCCGATGGTCGCGTCCTCCCCGCCCCGCTGGCGGCGGCCCGGCTACGCGCGCCCGCTCCCCCTCAGCGCCATCAACAACGTCGGCACGGGCCCTACGTTCATCGAGGGCGACGACGACGGGTGGACGCGCTGATGCCTGCCAAGGATCCCGCGAAGGTCGACATCCTGCTCCAGCGCCTCGAGCACCTGAAGAGCCCCCAGGCGAAGCAGGAGCTCGTGGTGCTCATGGCCGAGACCGCGATGGCGCAGGTCAACTACGGCTTCCGCACGTCGACGAGCCCCGACGGCTTCACGTGGCCGGCGCTGAAGTCCCGGCCGGGCGGCAAGCCGCTCCAGGACACGCGGCGGAACCTCCAGGCCAGCATCAGCCCGCGCTTCGGCTCAGGGCGCTTCCGGCTCGTCACCCCCTTCATCGGCGCGAAGGTGCACCAGTACGGCGCCACCATCGTGCCGGTGCGCGCGAAGGCCCTGCGCTTCGGGGTGCGCGGGGCTGCGCCGGCGCGCGGCCGCAGGGGGCCCACCTCCATCGTCTTCGCGCAGAAGGTCGTGATCCCGCAGCGCCAGTACCTCCCGATCGGGCCCAACCTCCCCGACCGCTGGCGGGAGGCCTTCCAAGAGACGCACCGCCGCTTCATGTCGCGGCTGCTGAAGGGCGGAGGCACGCCGTGACCGTTCGCTCGCTCCGCCAGGTCCTCTCGGAGATCCAGGACGACGTCGACCAGCGCGTGACCGTCGTGTCGCGCGCGATCCTCGGCCAGACGACCGGCATCGAGTGGGCGTACGGCAAGGCCGAGCTGAATCGGAACGCCGCGCCGCCCCGCATCGTCTGGGTCCGGACCCCGGGCAGCTACGAGCCCATCGACTACCACTGGCAGACCCCCGCGCGGCCGCTCCGCACGCGCGTGCAGCCGGTCGACGCGCACGTCTGGGCGCCGGCGGATCCGGTCGACGGGTCGGACGCGCTCTGCGAGGCGCTCTCCACGCTCCTCGTCGCCGCGGCCTACCGAGTCGCCGTCGGTTCCTTCGAGGTCGTGGGCGACTCGTGGCCCGAGGTCTCCGACGAGACGCTCGGCCACCTCTGCATCGTGAGCTTCCGGTTCTTCACGCCGGTCCTGGACGACGCGCAGCAGACCGTCGTGCTGGCGAACGCCTCGAGCTTCCCCTTCGACGCGCGCGCCGCGAGCGCGACGGACAAGACGCTGACGCTCGGCGAAGGCGATCCGCCCGACCCCGCCCTGCCCTGAGCGCCCCGCCACCAGCCATCCCTCGAACGCCGGCGCCTCGCGCGCCGGTCGGGCGCGCACGTCCACCACGCACCAGGAGCCTTCATGATCCCGCAGGTCAACCCCACCATCCAGGACGGCGCGCTCGGAATCGCCCCCGCGAGCGGCGTTCAGTCGAACGTCGCCATCGTCGGGCCGGCGCCGCAGCTCTCCTCCTCCACGCTGCTCAACACCCTTCTCACGTTCACCGATGCGCAGGTCGCGCTCACCACGCTCGGGCGAGGCATGCTCGCCCAGGCCGTCGCGCTCTACCTCGCGAGCGGCGTGAACCCCGTCTACGCCGTCCCCTCCGCGTTCGACTCCGGCGGCACCGCCGGCACGATCACGCACACGGGCGCAGGCTCCGGCACGGTGACGCAGACCGGGACCGCGAACGACGTCTACGAGGTCATCGTGAAGATGGCGTCGACGGCGGGCATCGCCGCGGGCGTCTCGTTCCTCTACAGCCTCGACGGCGGCAACCACTGGTCGAACACGATCACCCTCGCCGCCGCGGCCACGACCTACGTCGTGCCGAATACCGGCATCACGTTCACCTTCTCGGGCTCGAGCAACGCCATCGGCGACACGTACGCCTGGCAGACCGTGGCGCCGGCGACGAGCGACGCGAACGTGACGGCGGCGCTGACCGCGGCCTTCGCGCAGGGCACCGTCGACCTCGAAATCGTGCACGTGCTGAAGACCCCGGTGACGGCGAGCTCGGAGGCCTTCAGCACGGCCGCCGCCGTGAGCGCCGCGCTCACCACCGCCGAGGGGCGCTTCATCTACTGCATGGGCATCGTCGACGGCGGCGTCGACAACCAGTCGGCGAGCACGATGGCGACCGGCATCACGACCGCCTTCGCGAACTTCGCGGGCACGCGCGTCATGGTCTGCGGCGGCTACGAGAAGGTGACCTCGCCCATCGACGGGAACCTGTACCGCCGGCCCGTCTCCTGGACGACCGGCGCGCGGCTCGCCTCGAAGCCGCCCGCCGAGCACCCGGGCCGCACCGCCTCGGGCGCGCTGCCGGGCGTCGCGTCGCTCTACTACGACGAGGACGCGTCGCTGCTGCTCGACACCTCCCGCATCACCACGCACCGCACCATCCGCGGCGCGCAGGGGTACTACGTCACGCGCGGCTGGATGATGGCGTCCTCGGGCTCCGACTACCAGTACGTGATGGCGCGGCGTGTCATGGACCGCGCCTGCCGCATCGCGCGGCGCCGCCTGATCCGCTTCCTCAACGAGTCGCTCCCGGTGAACCCGTCGACGGCGACGGTGAATCCGGGCGGCATCGACGAGATCACCGCCCGCGTCATCGAGGCGTGGGTGCTGCGCGGCCTCGAGGACGTGCTGCTCGCAACCCAGCAAGTGAGCGAGATCCGCGTCTCGGTCGACCGGACCGCGAACATCATCAGCACGTTCACCCTGCCGGTGAGCATCCGCCTGACCCCGGTCGGCTACGCGGAGTCCATCCAGTACATCATCGGCTTCTACAACCCGATCCTCGCCATCGCGGCTTGAAAGGAAGATCCACGTGGCGACATACCCCAATATCAATGGCGTTTCCTACGACTGGTCGAGCGTCACCATCTCGCTCGGCGCAAACATCACCCCCGCCCTCAAGGGCATCGACTACAGCCAGGCGCTCGAGCCGGGCGAGGGGCGCGGCAACGCGTCCGCGTGGATCAAGAGGACGCGCGGCGAGCTGAAGCCCGACGCGTCCTTCGAGATCTACTTGAGCGAGTTCCAGGACTTCATCGACGTGCTCGGCGACGGCTACATGGAAAAGTCGTTCGACGTCACGGTGAACTACCGAGAGGGATCCGAGCGCGTCCTCACGGACAAGCTCATCGGGTGCCGCATCAAGAAGCACGCCGACTCGCCAAAGCAGGGCAGTGACCCGATGACGGTGAAGGTGGACCTCCACCTCCACCACGTCGAAAAGAACGGCAAGAAACCGACGACCGACAAGCTCCGAACGGCGTAAGAGCCGCACTCGGGGCCTCTCGCGCAAGGAGAGACCATGGCAATTGATGAAGCGAAGATTCAGGCATTGAAAGAGAAGTACGGGCCGCGCCTCTCGAAGCTCGAGTTCGAGGACGCGGTCATCGTGCTGCGGAAACCGACGCGCGGCGAATACCAGTGCTTTCGTTCGGACGTGAGCGACGAGAAGAAGCGCGCCGCGGCAGCGGGGAGGCTCGTGAAGTGCCTCGTCGTGCATCCACCCGAGTGGAGTGAGGTGGAGGCGATTTTCGACGAGTACCCCGCGCTCGAGGACCAAGCCGCCAACGCGGCGCTCCAGATGGCGGGCGCCACGAAGGAAGCCAGCGTCGGAAAACTCTGAGCCTCGTCGAAGAGGCCGGGCGCAACGACTACCGCGGGATGGAGCTTCTCCGCGCGTGGCGCCGCGACGAGGACAGCGAGGAAGCGGAGGCGGGGGGTGTCCTCGTCGCGCGCTTCCTTCGCGAGGTCCACATGGTCTTGACCACCAAGAAGTGAGGCTCCGATGGCCGACGGCGTGGAGTGGGTGTTCCAGCTGATCGACCACGTGAGCGGGCCGGCGAGCAACATCACCCTCAACGTGAACCAGGTCGTCAAGTCGCTGAAGGGCGTCGACGACGCGGCGAAGCAGGCGGCGGCATCGAGCCACGGCTGGAACCTCGACGTCGGCAAGGCCATCGGCGACTGGGCGATGGACCTGCCGGCGATGGCCTTCGAGGCCGGCGCCGCGCTGGTGGCGGCGGGCGGCTCGCTCGTGGCCGCAGGGCTCGCCTTCGCCGCGAGCTCGGCGGACGCGAAGCGCGACACGCTCTTCTCGATGCGCACGTTCCTCGGCGCGGGCGAGGACGCGGCCGCGGTGATGGAGCAGCTCGAGGGCTTCGCGCTGCATTCGTCGCTCGGGAAGGACGCCTTCCTCGCGACGGCGCAGAAGTTTCTCGGGGCAGGCTTCCAGAAGGAGGAGCTCGCGCCGCTCCTGGCGGCCGTCTCGGACATTCAGGGCGCGAACGGCGGGAACGAGGCCGCCGGCGCGAAGCTCGAGGCGCTGCTCCTCAAGGCGCGGACGCAGAACAAGATCGACCCGCGCGAGCTGATGCAGCTCGGCAACATCGGCATCAGCGAGGACCGCATCGCAGCTGCGATCGCGAGCCAGCGGGGCATCACCATCGATGCCGCGTACGGCGTGCTCCACGCCGGCCAGATGAACGGCAACGAGGTCAGCGACGCCATCCTCGGCGCCGTGGCGGGCATGAACAAGAACGGCGTGCTCGGCGGCATCGGCGACGAGTTCGGCAAAGGCTCGCTCCGCGTAGGCATCGCTCACCTGAAGGACTCGTTCGGAGACCTCTTCGAGAACGTGAAGAACGGGGGGCTCCTCGACTTCATCCACAACCTCACCGACAGCCTGCGGGGCGAGGGGGGGCAGCACTTCATCGCGTTCCTCAACGACTCGTTCTCGAAGCTGACGGGCTACCTCTCCGGCATCACCTTCGACGACCTCACGAGCGGCATCGACACGGTGGTCGCGATTCTGAAGGGCTGCTGGACAGTGATCGAAGGAGTGATCGCCGCGGTGCGCGGGTTCGGCGACGGGTTCATGACCGTCATCAACGGCGTGATGCCCGTCGTCTCGTCCTTCTGGACGCTCATCACCGGCGGCGCCGACTCCGGCATGAGCGGGATGGACATTCTGAAGACGACCTTCGAGGTCCTCGGCTGGGTGATCGGCGGCGTCGTCGGTGCGGTGCTGCTCCTGGCGGAGGGCATCATCTGGGTGGTCGCCGAGATCACCAAGCTCACGATGGCCCAGGCCGAATGGATGGCTGGCGCCGTGACGGGCATCATCGAGTGGTTCGGCGCGCTGCCCGGGCGCCTGATGGCGATCGGCCACGACATCATCGACGGCCTCTGGGGCGGCATCAAAGCCGGCTGGGCCACGCTCATCTCCGACTTCGAGGGGCTGGTCAACCTGCTCCCCGCGGTGGTGAAGAAGGCGCTCGGCATCGCTTCCCCCTCCACGGTCTTCGCCGGCTTCGGCCTCAACACCGCCCAGGGCTTCGGACAGGGGCTCGACCGCGGGGACATGCCGGGGATGATGGAGG